GGACATTGCCGCGATGGCAGTCGTAGAGAAGACCGTGGCCCCAGCTGCCGTGGTGGTAGTCAGGGCACCACCGATGGCGGGAATTGCGGCGACAAGTGGGGCACACATAGTCAGCTCCTTTTGGAAATCATTTGAATGAACGTAGACCCATCCACACCAAACTCTTTGACCTCCTGTAAGGGCACGAAGCCCAGTGTCGGAAGCCAGCGGAGAGTGGGGATGTTGTCTGCGTCGATGAAGTTGGTCAGGTACTCGTACCTCTCGTGCATCTTCGCGAGATACTCCTTCGCCTTACGGTGGAAGTCGATCTTGTTGCGGTAGATGCCGGGGGTTGCGAGCAGCCAGATGCCACCGATGCTCAGGTCCTTGTATGGGCCGTCGCCTTCGATGACGATAGGGTTCGCACCGAACATGGCAACAGGCAGCTTGTTGTACAGTGCCGCCCAGCACATGTCCTCGTCGCTCACGTCCACCGAATCGAGCAGGGCAGAGCGTATGTCCTGCCCGCTCGACCGGTAGACTTCGAGCTTGTCTGTCTCTCGTACGTGGTTCGCCATCTGGTTCGCGTAGACGCGGCCAGCCGGAACGATCTCGTACCTCTCCATTAGATACTCCTTGTGCGTTTGGTGAACTTGCCCTCCCACTCAGCCGATGTGAACTTCGACTGAAGGTACGAGCTGTTCTTCAGTTTGACGACGACATCCCTCGAATTGCCGTCGATGTATGCTTGGTACGTGCCGGTGCCGAATGAAGGCTCACCCGTGGTCAGCGACGCTTCGCCGAGCGTGCGTCCAGTGAACGCGTCGAGTCCGCCGGTTACGACTTCCTCAACTTGCCCGGTGAAGTCCGTGCCATACGGGTAGACCTCGACCTCGAAGTACGCGGTGTCCTTGAAGTTCACCGTCAGTGTCCGCAGGTTCAACCGGCCAGTGGTGTCGGCCTGCTGGTTCCCGTCGTACACGAACTGCTCACTCAAGGTGTACTCGGCGTCGTAGTTCAGGCCCACTACTGGAGCCTTGCCAGTGACATCTCCGGGTACGATGACCTCGTTGTCGCCAGCTACGATGGGGAACTCGTACGTCGCCGTGTCCATCAGTCGGCCCACGTCGCCAGCACCGGAGGTGAGGACTACGCGGACACTGCTGCTCACCGCGTTGATTTCCCACGGGAGCGTGATGGTGGTCTCGTCGAGACCGGCGGAGTACACCATGTCACCCGGCTGTACCTCGTACCTGCGGTCAAGCAGGATGTCGAAGTCCAGAGCCAGAGTAACGGCGTTCACGTCAAGGTCGCACTTCTCAAGGTACGTCGCGTCTGCCCGTTTGATGAGCAGGTACACGTTGTCCTCGATCACGTCCACGGACAGAATGGTGTCGTCAGCTGAGAACTCCCAGTATGACCACGCCGACTGTACCTTCTCGTCGCCGGACCAGAACACCTGATACAGGTACAGGCGTTTGGTGTAACCAGCCTTGTCAGACACGAGGAACAGGCAGTTCTCCACGTCCGAGCCAGCCATGCCGACGATTGAGTCAGGCACGTACCGGGGCACGTGTGCGGTTACGTCGGCGGCGTCGAGCGCGAGGCTCTGGTCGTTGACGAAGTACTCGCGGATGCGGCTGTATGAACCGGCGAGCGAGACGAAGTAGACCTCCGAGCCAATACGAACTGGCCGGACGGAGTCGTCCATCTCGAAGCCAGTAGCCTCGTCAATGGACACGGAACGTGGCGTGAGGACATCTCGTACACTCAAGCTGAACTGCGTCTGATCGCTGAACAGCATCATAGTCTTGTTGAAGGGGACGGCGTGCTTGAGGATGCTCACCTTGTTGCCGGTGAGTGCCACGTCCACGACATCCGAGTCGAGTAGCGTGGTCATCGTGTTACGCCAGAAGTTACCGTAGTCGCCAGCCGTACTCAGTACGACGTTCTCATCCGTGATGAAACCAAGACGGTTCTTCCAGTAGAAGACGCCGTTGATGGTGCGACCTATGAAGGTTGGTCCGGGGTTTGTCTCAGCGTCACCGAATTGGCGGGCCGTCCATGCGAACTGCGTGAACGTGAAGGTGCCATCGGTCTCACGGATAAGCGCGTGAGGCATGGTCGCCTCGTCCATCGAGGTGTTCGCGCCCGGACCATAGGTCTCGTTCCACACGCTACCAGAGTAGCGCACGTAGTAGCCCCCGAAGTTGGTCTCGTCGTAGCCCACGACCTTGTACAGGTCACCGGCTGAAGGCGGCGAGGCGTCTTCGGGATGCGGTAGGTCACTGAACGTGTTGACCGATCCGGTCAGCGTGCCAGCTCCGTTGGGGTTGTAGTACCGGCTTGCGTTCTGGTAGCCCCAAGTGTCCGGGTAGTACCAGTTGGCGTAGCCTGTCGGCGTCGTGGTCGGTGCCGTCTTCGTGGCAGTCACGACCGTGTTGTTCACGACGAACGAGTAGTCGGCAATCGAGTCGATGCGGAAGGAAGCCTCAGCTGTCCCACCACCGACGATGGTCAGGTACGTCTTCCCGTTGGGGAAGTTGACCGTCTTCTCTGCGCCGGTGTCGGCGTCGAATACCTTCAGGTCACCGTTAGTGACCACGACGAGGTACCTTTCGGTCACGTCACGGTTGATCGTGTGCACGTGAGCGTCGGACCAGTCTGCCGTCGAGACCTCTGCGAGGTGCTGGAAGGGAGGCCGCTTGCGTAGCCCGTCGTGGACGGTGCCGTACATGTTGACCTGAGCCTCCGCCTGCGACGGTTGGCGCAGCGTGGGGTTCTGTTGCGATACCCCGTTGAACAGCGCCGGGATGTGTCGCGAGACGAGGGCGTCAGCCATGATTATCTCCGTGTCGGATTACGGTGACGGTGTAGAGCCACCGAATACTTGTTGATGTTGAAGTTCTTCTGCCGCTTCTCGACGCGCCGGAACGTAGCATACGCCTCGGACTCGTCGTCGCGGGTGAACTGGTGCAGCACAGCCGACGCCATGATGCCCTGCTGGAACTTGCGGGCCGCCTTCGTGGCGATGTACTGGCGTGCGTGCTGGGGAACCTGCTCGAACTCGTAGGCCCAGACGATGTTCACCTTGACATCAGCGTCAAAGGTCCAGACACGCTTGTCCCTGTCGTACAGGTACATGCCGGTGCGCGTCGCGTAGTAGCGAGGCACGTAGTCTTGGCCGTAGGTCGGGTCGATTTGCAGTGAGTTAGCCGGGACAGCAATCTCGCTGTTCCCGTCGGGGGTCATCTCGTACTCCGTGTCGGAGTTGAATGACCAGCCTTGCGTCAACACCTCGCGCAGCGCCGAGTCCAAAGCAATGACAGCTTTGCTCACGTCACGCGGCAGAGAGCCTGTGAGCGTGTTGACAGGCGACTGCCCGATGGACGCCAGCATCAGGTTGACCGCATCTAGTTTGGTCTGTGCTTGAGTTGGGGTTGTCATCAGTCAGTCCTTAGGAAAAAATGGAGACGACATTGCGGTCGTCTCCGGGGATAGTTTAAGGTGAACGATGATTAGTCGTTCGGGCCGTTGAACAGGTCAAGTGCTGCCCACTGAGCGTCACTGTTCTGCGTCAGGGCATCGTAGCCCGTAACGCCGAGTGTCTCAACGAACTTCACGACCTCACGCCACTTCTCAGCGGCTTCACGGCGGCCAATAGCGGTGGACGGCTCCTCAAAGAGCTGCTCCATCGTGGCGATTGCCGTTTCAACAACAGTATCAGCTGGGAAAGCCATAGGATACTCCAGTTAGAGGTTGAGGGATGGGTGCACCCGAAGATGCACCCACGTGATTAGGCCGTGATGACCTCAACAGCACACTTGTTGATAAGCGGGCCGTGGCCTACGGCGATCTTGCCGAGCATCAGAGTGCCCTGACGACGACCGTCATAGATTTCCTCAGTCGCGAGGCCGATCAGCTGCACAGTGGCAGCGGCGCGGCTCGTGAACACGAGGGCCGTGGTGTTCGCCATGTTCAGGCGATACGGCGAAGGGATGCTGGTGTCAGCAGACGCGTCAGCGAACGGCATAGCGTTGGAACGCGAGACGTTGACGCCACCGATCATGCTGAAGGAACCCTTCGAGTACGAACCGTCACCGTCAACATCACGGTTCAGGACGAGAGTGCTCTCCTGAGCAAGCAGGTACCACTGAGCGGGCTTCAGGCAAGCCTGAACCGGAACAGCTTCAACCGGTACGTCAGCTTCTTCCATCGTCTGCTTAGCAGTCCAGATGGAGCCAGCCAGCGACGTTGCAGACGTGTTGCTGTCTGCGTCGGTGATCTGCGAGCCACCGCTATCAGCGGCAAAGAGTGCGCCGCCACGGGCAGCACGAGCGATGTTACGACCGACGTTCTTGTCGTACACGAGCGCGAGGGCGAGGCCCAGCTCCGTGCTGTACGGCGAGCGTACGTCGTAGTGGTTCATTGCTTCGTCGATGTTAGCAATGAAGGTGTCAGCGATAAGCTGATCGTCAACCGAGATGGTGACTTCGTTGTGCTGGATAGCCGTACCCGTCAGTTCAACACCGGGGGTGTGGTACGCAGCAGACGCCTTGTAGATGGCCGGGAAGTCTGCGGACTTGCCAGAGGCAATCGTCTTGTGCTCAGTCAGAGGCTTGAGAATCGTGTTCGTCTCAAATGCCGTCAGGACTTCGCCTGCAAATACTTCCTCGAACAGAGCGCGGTCGGAACCAGCACCCTGAACCTGACCAAGACGACTCGGAGTAGCGTTAGCCATGAGTCAATTCCTTGTTAGGGAGGGGTTAAAGGGAGGATGAGTTGTCCACCTTCTACTACTCGTTCAGATTGTCCCCAGCAGGGAGTCGTCACTTTCGGGTTGGCGGGAGGGTGTATCGTATACCGCAGGTTGGCCGACTTGCGGTATAAGAATGGGGCCGCCCCTCAGGGCGGGACACGGATTGTGTTCCAAAGGCTCTACTCTGTAACCCCGAGTAGGTCGCCGCGCACCGTGAAGCGCACATGTTCTTAGTACTCTATCTGTACCGTGATGGTGCCAGAGGTGTACGCCGTGACGTTTGCACGGATGTAGGGGAAGTCGGCTACCTTGCCAGCCCAGTCTGCCGTCTGCGAGGTGATCGCGACGAAGTTGGTGCCGTCAAGTGAGACTTCGATAGCAACCGTGGCGGTCGTGATGCCGCGAATGATTGCGTTGAGGTTCTCGTGGTCGCCCCGAAAGTGCTCAGGGGTGACTGCGGTGCCTGCTCCTGTGGCTGTTACGCCATTCAGCAGGGTGTACGTGCTGCGCTTTGCCATTGTCAGGCTCCGGTTAAGTGAATAAGGTGGACCCCGGCAGTTCATTACCGGGGTCCGGGGGTGTCTGTGGAGGAGAGGACACAGACGGAGGGACTGTTACCCTCGCGGCAGGTTACTGCGGCGGATACGCTCCTCAACTTCCTTGCGGAAGCTCGCGTCTCGGCGGTACCGTGGATCGCGCATGTCGCGAACCATCTGACTACGGTCTGTGTAGACCGCACCGCCCGGCCCGGAGTTACCGGACCCACGCATCGAGGGAGGCTCGAAGTTGCCTTCCTCTTTGAATCGCTTAGCAAGCGCCTGAGCGCCCGCTGCCACGATGTCGGGGTTGTTGCTTTGAAGTTGGATGTCGATAGCCTTGATCTCACCTTCGGTCAGGTTCTCAGCTGCCCACTCGGCTGCCGCATCGTACCCTTCGACTCCACCAAACGGCTCATAGGCCGCTGTCTGGAGGTTGGATACGACTGCCTGCATACCGTCGAGGTACATCTGGACCATGTCGCGTGAGATTCCGACGCCTTCGAGGTTCTTGAGTGTGTCCTCGGAGAGTTCGCCCTTCTCGTCCCATTCGGAGGACGCATCAGCGACCACACTGGACTGAGTAGGGGTATCTTCGGGGGTCTCATTACCCTCATTGGGTACCTCAGTACCCTCATTGGGTACTTCCGGCTCTGGCTCACCCTGCTGCTGACGGAGAGCCGCCTCGGCGTCCTGCTGTGATTTCAACAGGGCCTCGACGTTGACCTCGCCCTTCTCGGCATCCCAGAATTTCTCGGGGATGTTCTCCGGGCGCTCAGTCACATCCGGTGCACCTAATGGTGCGGACCCATCGACCTGCTGGTCACGCTCTCGCGCTCCTAGCATCTTCTCGATGTGACCCGGCGGTGAACCGTCGTCAGGAATCTGGCGTTCATCAGTCATGATTACGCCTCCTTCTTAGCAGGTGCCTTCTTGTCTTCGCCCTTCGCTTTCTTCAGGGCGGCTTCGACCTTAGCACTCCGCTTACGAACCAGCGTGGCTTGACCACCGGAGTCCTGCGGCATGGATACGCCGGTTTTCAGGAACGTCTGGTAGCCTTCATTCTGCTCACCAACGGTGGTGTCAACGGTCGTGCCGTCGTTGTACACGCTGGTCTTCAGGATGAGCTTGCAACGCTCTCCTCGCCGGGTCTGTGCGACTTCGCCGGTCTCCTCATAGATGACATCTACGAGGTGACGCTTCTTGGGCTTGATGTCGCTGAAGTAGCGAGGTTCGTCTTGCAGGGTTACTGGGGATTTCTCATCGGCTTCGATGACGAACTCCCGTTTGCGGCCTTCTTCAGCCATAACTTCTCTCCTCTCGGTTTGTTAAGACTCGGTCATGCTCTTTGCTGCCGCAGCTGCGACAGGTCCGGCTGCCTTGTCCATCAGGTTTGCCTGAGCCTGTGATTCGGCCTCGGCTTGTTTCTGCTCTAGTGTCTTCTTCAGTCCAGACACGTCCACGTTATGATGCGTTGCGAGTACGTCGGCCACTGCGACCGCGTCGAACTCTTGCATGAACTCGGGACCATACATGGCGATCCCGTCGCTGAAGTAGGCGCGGAGCTTGTTCAGCTCATGCCCACGACCGAGAGCCTCGAAGCCGGTCACGATGATCGGCCTCATGCTGCCCTTCGGTAGCTTGGGAAAGCGGC